AAGGATTTATCAATTACGATAATGTTGAATTTTCAGATATTCCAAAAATGGTAATGAGTAATTATATATATTCAGCTGGAAAGTTTAAAGACGGACATCGTAAAAATAATAATTGGGAAGGCTGTGTTGATGTTTTAATTTTGGATATTGACGAAGGTTGTAGTATTAAACAAGCAATGAATATATTTTCTAAATATGAACATTACATAATAACTACAAGATCGCACAATAAAGATAAAAACGGATTAATATGCGATAGATTTAGAATATTTTTAAATCTATCTGAAACTGTTAATAATCCACAAACAATGGATAATTTAATGATAGCTATTATGACTATATTTACTTTTGTTGATAAGTCAACTAAGGACAGAGGACGAATGTTCTTTCCTTCACCTGAAAATGCAGAAGTTTATTATACAGAAGGCAAAAAAATGCCAGTAATCGTAATAGAAAAGCCACTACAAGCAATAAAAGAAGCTAAAGCTATAAATGTACCGAGTGATGATATTTATCGCTTATGTGAGCTAAAAAACGTATGGATTGATAAAAACGGCAATGAGCTTCAAAGTGGTTATAGTGAGGACGGTGTAAATTATGAGGCAAAATTAAAGGGTATTCAAATATTCATGGATACTAATTTTTATGATGGTAATAAACACTGCTGCCTTGTAAGTTGTATTTACATGATGAGAGGTGATGGATTCGACGACGATCATATAGTTAATTTTCTATATGATGAATCAAGCAGACGAATACCAGTAAAAATCAATGATATTGTAAATATTGTTAAAAGATTAAAGTAATTAAGTTACCTTAAAGGTAACCTATATTATAATAACGGTAAGACATTGAAAGATGCAAAGGTTAAGGGGTTGAATTCAATCAGCCTCTACTTATTTTAAAGGGGAAAAGATGATTAACTACATTTCAAGCGGTGATATTATTGATGCGCTTTCAAAAGCTCAATCAGAATTTCCAGTGCTTACCTCAAACAAAGATGGATACAACTATACATACTTGACGCTTGACAACATTCTAAACACATTACGCCCTATTTTGGGTAAACATGGTTTGGCTTTTATTCAAGGATGCTCAATTAAAGTGTTAGATGATGTTCCATTCGTTGAGGTTGTTTCTCAAATTATGTTTAAAACAGAACGCATTGAAAGTACACTATCTTATCCGTTAGGTGACACGCCAAAAGGGATGAGTGAAATTCAGTATATGGGTTCAATTCAGAGTTATTTAAGACGTTACGGTGCATTAGGGTTGCTCGGCATTGCTGGAGCTGAAAAAGAAATTGAAGATATTCAATCAGAAATAAAATAAGGAAATATTATGGCATGGCTAAAAAAAGACGTTGAAGCAGAAGTGACAGCCGAGTTAGAGTACAGTAATAATGGAATCAGCAAAACGGATGCTTACGAAGTTGAAATTACAGAGGCATACTTATCTGAATCAAAAGCAGACGGTTCTAAAAGTGTAAGTTTGGTTATCAGTGCAAAAACTGAAACGGATGAAATAGTACGCACTTATTTCACATTGGTTGGTAAAGATGGGAACACATACTTTACTCAAAAATATAACGGTAAAGAAGTTAAAAAGCAACATATCGGTTTGAGCATTGCAAACACTTTATTTGGTATCGTACTTGAAAAAGAAATTTTTGATATTGAACCATCACAAGTTGAATACTCACTTTATGACAAAGAAGCCAAAGAGTCAAAAATTGTAAAAGGTGACGGATTCCCTGATCTTATCGGCAAAAAAGTTGGAATTACTGCACAGATGAACCGTGAAATTGACGGCACAAAATCACGAGAGTACGCAAGCATTGACCACTTCTTTGATATTGATACTGGGTTATTTTTCGGTGAGGAATCAATCGAAGGTAAACCTACAAAGCTTGATAAATGGCTATCAAGTGCTAAAGACTTCAAAGAAACAGTAAAAGAACAAGCTAAAAGTTCATTCGGTGGTAAAAAAGAACCTGCAAAAGAAGGTGAAGAACCTGCTAAACGAGGTTGGGGTAAAAAATGATAGCAACTATTTCTTCAATGGGTATGACCCTGCGAAGGGGTAACTACCATATTTGGGCTGTTGGATTAAATGGAACAAAAGTCTTTTTTTGCGATACGGATGAAGTAAAAGGTAATTGGACTGAGGATATTAATCTAAAAGCAGAATCGGACGACTTTAAATTTGTATATGAAACGCTTGCGAATATGTTAAATGATGAAACAATAGCGGATGATCTCGAAGCATCGCTGTTATTCTAATGTACGATTGCTTATCCAACGGATGTGCTGAACGTGCATTATGTGGAACAACTCAGTGCAACCGATGGGTAAAATATAAAGGGGAAAAGATGAAAAAATTATCTGAATTAGTATCACGATTTGATGCAATGGATATTGACGGTGCAAACCTTTATCCTTCATTGACTTATGACCAACAAAACATTCATGATACTGTATTCAATGAGTATAAAAATATTCAATATGCTGTACTTGACGCACGTTCTGGAAGCGGTAAAACTACCACAATCAGAGCTATTTTAAAAACTGCTGCATCTATTGGTATTAATGCAGAAGTAACCGCTACAACTGGTAAAGCTTCATCGGCTCTTGGTGGTAAAACTATTCATTCATTTCTTGGTTTAAAAATGACTACAAACGATAACGCCACTACAAAAGATGATGCACTATTTTTAAAAGGTGGTGACGCTTTAGTTGATAGTCCTGATATTTTGATTATTGATGAAGCCTCCATGATCGGTACTGATTTATTAAGTGAGATTAAAAAGCATCGTTTTAAATATGTTCTTTTTGTACTTGATAGTAATCAGCTGCCACCAGTAAAAGCTGTAAAAGTTGATTGGATGAAAATCGCACAATCTAACCATTATTTAACTAAAACATTACGAGCGCAAGATCCACACATGGTAAAACTTTTTAATGACTTTAAAGCGTTTAAGGATGGTGAATTGCAAAGCCTTGATTTGCATGATTATGTTAATGATAAAAATATTATAAAAATTGATTATGCTGAGTGTGATTTTATCCCTAAAAATAGTGATAGCTGCTCAGTTTCATACCGCAATAAATTAGTTGAGTTTATGGCTAATAAGGTGACGATAAAAGGGCATAATAAATACAACCTAAATGCTTCTGTTGGTGTAACTAAAATGGTTGCAAACGGACAAACTGATCGTAATGGGTATCCGAAGCGTGACTTTACTAATGAAACTGTTTATTATAATGGCGAGGATATACAAATTGATTTGCTAACAAATGAAACGACTGCACTACAAAAAAATGGTTATTGTATGTATAAAAACTGGAAGCTATCAATCGCAAAAAGTGGGAATGGAATAAGCGTCACCGATACAAAGGGCTCACCGCTTGATGATACTTTTTATATTAAGTTCCCTGTTGATGAAGTTTTAGAACATTGTACGCTTGCAATTATTGAGCAGAAATATTTTATACTTATTTGGGATAGTAGCGAGGATGAATATAAGCAGATGCTTGATGATTTATTTATGAAGTTACGCCCTCATTTAGTAATTCATAAGCAATTTAAAAACTATGTATCTGGTAAAATAAGACTTGATGAATGTGGTTATGAAATTAAAAGTATAGCGTCAAAATGTAACGATATGGAAGCGTTTAAATGTGCTTATGAAGTTGCTGATATTAGTATGGAACGTAAAAGTGCATGGGGTGACTTTTTAAGTGCTAAAAGTATTGTATCGGCACGATTTACAACAAGCAGAACAGTTCATAAGGCGCAAGGAATATCTGTACCGTGTGTAATACTCACCAATAACTCTTTTTATGGGGCTTCGGTTGCAGCTCAATACGTAGCAGTTACAAGGGGTAAACATGGTATTATTTTAATTGATAATGTACCAAATATTGTAAAGGATCAAGAAGATGACGAAACAGAATAGCTCGATTATAGTTATTAAGGCAAAAATCGAAAGCAAGCAAAAAATAAAAGATTTGACGGTGCTGTTAAATGACAGCATTACAATCGGTAAAGTTACGCAGGTTGATGCGCTTGACTGGGCTTTAGGTGAAGCATTGAAGGTTTTAAAAAATGGTAAGTCAAAAGCCTAGAAAAAGTTATGTTCCGCTGGAGCATGACGAGCAAGTTGTATTAGTAAAATGGCTACGTGCTAGTAAAATAATGCACTTTAGTATTCCTAATTCATCGGCACTATCTTCACTTAATCGTAATACAGCAGTAAAGGTCGGGTCGGTACTAAAAAGCGAAGGACTTATAAAAGGTGCTTCCGATATGGTGGTTATGCTACCAAATAAAATATTATTCATTGAGCTTAAAAGACAATCGAAAACTTTATCAACTGCATCACCAGAACAGCTTGATTTTATTGATCGTGTATCTAAGTTTGATTATTCAATCGGTAAAGTTTGTTATGGCGCAAAAGAAGCAGTTGAATTTATACAAAGTAATAGGTAACCTTTAAGGTAACTTTTATATTAATAAGCGTATAATTACTTTACAACAAAATAGGAATACAGCGAACACTGATTCATCGGTCTCAAGATACGGGGAGACGCTATTTTGTTTTGATATTTAAAATTAAATTGTCGAATAAAAGCTTTAGTATGAAGCACACTTATAGCAGAGTCCCAGCTGTTGTACTTGGGAGTGTGTTTCACCATAGAGCTTAATACGTTTTAATAGTGGTACATAGCACATCGTAGAACCATACGCTCGCAGATTTAATCACTGTTCCGTATGTGATGGTGAAAGAGTGATTATCTTTACGTATGTACCACCATAAAGCGTTATTATGATTGCACATGATACGCCTATACGATGACATTTTACGGCTCTTATAATATCGTGACCTAGCTAACTGCATCGTTTGGTGTAGGTCAAATAAGCTTTAAATGAAGCAACAACGGTTCTAACTGAGTTTCCTTGCCAGAATTAAACGGTGCCTTCCGTTGAGGGGTAGGATGGTATGTTGTTTCATTTAGAGTTTATCAAAAGGTAGACCTAAATGGAGGAAAAGATGAACAAGGTACTAAGGCTTCTTAACGGACTATTACAGTACGATAAAACCATGACAGTTGCACAAGCGGCTCACTATTTGAAGGGATTACGATGAAAAAAGTGCCAAAGAAATGCTTAACGTGTAAGAACATGGAGTTTTTAAACGATGAAGATGATTCACCGTTGACGTGTATTTTGTCCGATGGCGAGGTTGCGGAGGATTTTTACTGTGGCTTCTATGAAGTCGACAAAGCTGTGCAAGAAGATGCGAATATGGGGATGTGGCAATGAAGACAATAGGAGAGTTACAACATGAATACCTTTTGAGTCTATTGCAATGTAATAAGGCTATGACAATCAAACAAGCTCAATATAGAGTAAGCGTACTTAACCAATATAGAGCTGGCATTTATATCAACTTAAAGGGGTGATTATGACTAAAGAATTATTAGACTTATTAGATAAGCTAAACATACAGAATTATAGCTTGTATAGTGCGATATACGATGAGCTCACCGAAAATCACGTATGTATTCCTAAAGGTGAGAATCGCCATTCTTATGCTGATGTATTGCATGAGTGGATAGAAGATACTACTAAAATATTAGAATATGCAGATAGTGAGTATAGATGTAAATGGTTACGCACAAGTATACCGGATATCGAATACCGTATCAAACCATCTGAGCCTATCTACGAATGGCAGTGGTATTGGGTAGAAGATGGAATAGCTACTATTGCAAATAGCGGTAAGTTTATGACAGATGATGAAGCTAATATAGATACGCCTATTTGGTATAAATTCGAGCAGACTAAGAAAGAGCGCAAATGAAATGGTATCACTACATAATGGCAATAGCTGTTCTATGCGCTGTAATATGGGCTAATATGGAGGTAGTTGGATGAGAAATAACATCCTAGCAATAGTGGTATTTTACGCCATTGTATCGACAGTATTAGGAGGGCTTGTTATCTATGCTCAAGCTGAAAATAATAAACAATTAATATGGGATTTGAATGTAAGCCGTACCGCTTTTTTAATTCAACAAAATGAGATAGCCAAAGGCTTATGCCTTAAAAATTTAGGAGAGCTAAAATGATAGATTTCAAAAAAGATGGAGAAATGACATTTTACCAAATGCAACAAAAATACGGATTGACTATTCAAGATGTTATGGAGCAGTATGCACGGTATAGAGCATCGCTATGAAGCTATCGTCAGGTGCAAAAAGAGAACTATTAATATTGTTTTTTGTGCGCGCGATATTTTTAACCGCAAGCGAACGAACTCTCACGGGAACAATACCACGTGATCGTTCAAATAAGGTGTATAGAATCAATAATCAACTCGACAGGCGTATAGATTCACTTATGCAGAGAATCGACGCTACAATTGACGCTACAATCGATACTGATAATAGCGAGTGGTTGCGAAAAAAGACAAGCGGTATTTTGTCCTCAGTTTTAACTAAGATCGCAAAATTTGAGGTACAACTAGAAACATTTGCTCTTTATCTTGGATTTATCAATTTTTGCGAAAGAAAAAAGCCATTAAATAATGCTTTCAAGGAGTATTCGGATACTGATTTATATTTCGACAAAATCGACTTATTGAAGCTTGCGAATGTAAACGATGACGTTGAGGCTGAAATGATGAATTTAGCCTACAAAACAATTTCAGAATTGAAAGGATAAGCAAGATGCCAAAATTTGTGAGACTCTCTGAAGCCGTTGAAATTCTCGAAACAACATTACCTACAATATGGGTATCGGCTTGCGTATACAGAAAGAAAAATGGAGTGTACCCAGTTTGGTATTCAAGCAGCGGAGCAGCAGGCGCAGCAAAGTCGTATGTGGATGTTGAGTACCTTTTAAATCTAAGGGACGAGGTGCGAAAAGAATCAATTGAGGCTGTAAATATGTATTATCATGCCTCAGATGAGCTGGGAATGAGAGATTTAAGTATCGCAAAAATGTTAGCGAAAGAATCAGAAGAGTATAGAAGTTTTAGTTCATGGAATAGCTTTTTGAGAACAAATTTATTTAGTGAACCTTCTGCAAAATTCCATCGAAATGCTAAATCAAGAATTAGCGAATTTCACAGGATAATGACAAAGATGAAAATGGTGAAACAATGACATACGAATCCTACTGCAAATACATGAAACGATTTAAAGCAACCCCAATAGGCGTGAAAGATTTTAACGCTATGCAAAGTATCGAAGATGAAGTTATTCCACCTTTATTCATCGAGCCAAAAGCTGCAAAGAGTAAAAAGGTTGAGCCAACATTAAAAGCGCACGTTGAGATTAAACCTCCAAAAGAAAAAAGAGCGTATAAGTATGCTCAAAATGAAGAAGAGAGAAGATTGGCACGTACTCAATACACAAGAACAAAGCGTGAGAAATTCAAAGAGGCTGGGCTGACTAATAAAGGAAAACCATTTAAAAATAAGAAGGCAAGTACGTGAAAGACGTTAAAATACAATCACCGTTTGATTTCTCATTAGTCCTTGAAAGACAACTAAGGGAATATAAGACAAAAATTCCTCTTGAAGTTTTAAAGAAGATTGAAGATTATGGACAAGAGTGTTTTGAGGCAGGGTTTAAATGTGGAAAGTTGCCGATAAATAAACCAATAAAATTATTAGGGAGTATAGATGTTTAAATTAATAAATGGTGGAAATAGATTACCTGAAAGAGCGACTCGGTATTCTTGCGGATTTGATGTCTTTGCGAATGAGGATGTGACAATCGGCGCAGGGGAAACAAAGCTGATTGGGTTAGGGATTTGCATTAGTGAGGACTCGCTCCATAAAATGCTATGCGAGCTTGGTGTTGATTTTCCAGATCATTGGTTTAAAATGCACTATCTTGAACTTCACCCACGTAGTTCGCTACGTGCTAAAGGGATTAGTGGAGGTGTCGGTATCATTGACATGGATTTCATTAATCTTGAAATAAAAATGGTAATTACGAATCCTTTAACAATAGGTTACGATGGCGATTTTGACTATAAAGTATTTGGAATAAAGCGCGGTGACAAAATCGGACAGCTAATTTTAAAACGTCACGAGGGTTATTTATTGCCATCAGAATATTCAAAGGATGAAGAGCGCAGTGGCGGATGGGGAAGCACTGGATTATGAGATATAACGATCAAGAATTATTTGAATTACACCCAAAGTTATTAAAGGAGCTTAAATCACAGTTACGGTTTAACGAATTTTGTACTATGGCAGTGGAAAGACTAAATTTTCTTATTGAGGAAAGTACATCATTACATAATTGGATGGATACTGACATAAACCATTTACGTAATTATCGAATGAAGGCTGTAAAATTCTATGAACAAAAGAAGGGTGAGTAATGAAACGTGAAGAGAGAGAAGAGTTTGAACAAGATAGTGAGATTGTTTCAATAAAGCCACATGGAGTAGAATATGGTCAAAAAGCACATGATACGGCTTATAATAAAGTTATGGATAGTATAGGATTAATTCAACAAGATCGTGAAAATGATTACGGTGATGCAAAAGTATCTCATCAGTCAATAGCAGTATTTTGGAATGAGTATCTAAATAGAAAAGTCGGTAATTCCGATTTATCTCTTGACGATACAGATGTGGCGGTGATGCTATCACTTATGAAAGTATCAAGATTAGCATACAAAAGAAAACATGATAGTTTTTTAGACTTTGCCAGTTATGCGGATTTTGCTTTGAAGTTTCAAGAGGGGAATTAATCCCCGACTCCATGCAGTAAATCCGTCTTTTTTTCGCTACCAGATGAACTGCCAAAAAAGAAGTTCATAATAGTAGCCACAACCGTTCCAAGTAAGAACCCTATGATGGTATCGGCAAAGCGTAAGTTATGGGCAGGAATAGGCAAGAACGTAATGCACATGATATAAATGAAAGCAAAGACGCTCCAAGCAGTTGCAAGGTAGTATTTGAAATTCTTTCTTTCCATTATGCTATCCCTCTGTTTCAAGTACTGACAAATGAATAACGTTTAATTTTGAAACTTGCATTAAAGCTCTAGATAACTTTTCTACAAAATCTTCATTCTCGTGCAGTTCATTCTCGCCTATTGCTTTCAGAATACAGTGAACTACTTCATGATATATAGTTGGGGCTATTTGGTTATCATGTATATTTTTAGATATCAAAATCTTACATTGATCCTCTAGCCACATACCCATATTTCCACGATTACCGCCAGTATCTTTCGGGTCATATTTCTCTATCGTGTGAATTACCCCTAAAATATCTATTCCTTGCATTGTGCTACCTCCTAAATTAATTTTTATACATTACTATCGTCTAGTCTTTCCCAAATGCCATTATTTAGATAACCATGCCATCTTTTTCCATCCCATTTAGTTACTAATATAGATGGTGATACTGTAATAGTTCCATCTATATTTTCAATAATATCATGTGCAGATAGGTTGCAGTATAGTTTTTCATCAGTGGGAAGCCTCCCATACCATACGCCATTATGTTTTACAACTTCACCCTCTTTTAATTTGTCTAAGTAATTCATTATGATACTCTTGTAAAGGATACATTATCATTGGTAGTATAGAAATTAACATCTTCGTTTACGTCCATCTTAACTTCAATATGCAAAATACCTTTATGATCTTCACGGATAACCTTGCGTAAATCTTCAAGAAGTCCACCTCTTTGAGCGTTCATAATTGCTATAAAAGCTTCTTTCAGTGGACGATCTGAAATTATAATGTCTGCTGCCTCAAACTTCATGTGGGTGCTATTTTTAGCTTTACTCCCGATTGCCTTATTTAACGCAATATTACGAAAACCGCTTGATACTTTTATCGGATGATCTCCAAGAATATGGCGTATTGTTTCAAGAAGCTTTGATAATCGTTTACCAGCATTTTGATATTGAAGCGCATCGACTCTGTTTTTTTGAACCAAATTGGAATGGTCTTTGCTATCTGTTAAAGCGGTGAATGTGAAAAATTTACTATATGAGTCCATTATTTAACTGCCTTTCTATATAAAATTTCTTCGATAATCACAATAGCACGAGTACCCATGTGAGCGGATATACCAACAAAAGCCGCAGTTAATACGGGTTCTAATCCAGCATACTCACATAGAAAGAAAGTAATAATACCAATAAATGCCGATACGGTAACGTCAATTACCCAACGTCTAAACATATCACGCCAAGACATACCCATCTTTAGATTAGTAAGCGTCCTCACCGTTCCCCCTAGTATCGACAATCCCAACACCCAAAGATATGTTAAAAGAGAATAGTTTTCGGGTGAGTTTGGCATTATCGCCTTCCTTTATTTTTTATTAATTTATTATAGCATTTATTTTGGTTTGATAATAATGTTCATTAATAGGACTGCAAGGAGAGCAACGCCTACGATTAAATCAATATCCGTATCGCTTACAGCCATTCTACACTCACAAATTCACGAGCTGATGAAACGCTGTCGCTTCCAAAATGTGCCTCACCGCCAAAGCGTACACCAAGATACATTTCTTTAGCGATAATAGATGATACTCCACGAGCTTTAAGAGCCTTATAAAAGTATTTATCACAGTCTTTACGATTAAATATCTTTGAGGCATATAGAGCATCATGTAAGCAGCTCTCATGGGCATAATCCATTGGGCACCCTATGATACTCCATAAGCTTTTAGGGATACTTGCACCATCATAGATGAAGTCTTTTTGAACCGTGATTATCACGTCACCATCTTTAAAACTAAGCGGTGATAGGAGTTGATATTTTCCTCCACCTAATGCCCTGATGTCAAGATGTGTAATGAACATTATTGTGCGCTTGCCAATTCAAAAAGCGCATCAATATCAGCACTTGCAAAGCCAAGAGCTGTAGCCATTGCAACAAAGCTAGACCAATCTCTATGGAATGATAGCCTGTTTTTATAGTCATTTATTAGCAGTTTATCGCTACTTGCCATGACAGCATTATCAACCATCACATCTAAGTTCATAATTATAAGTGCGGCAAAAAACTGCGCTCTTGATACTTCTTTGGGCTTTGCCGATTCTAGGGCGTTAGCTTCATACAGTGATATTTCCTCTACCGTAGCTTCTCTATCACCTTGAACCATATCACCCATGTATAAGTTTATTCCATCGTTTGTGTAATACATATTACCATCCTCTCTGCGCTATAAGTTTATATTTCCATGAAGTTGAAGTCGTAACTACTGGGTTTAATGGTGTTGTTCCATTTGTTAAATATATTGGTCCAATATTAGCTAACCTTATTGTATTTTTTGTCACAATAATTGCTGGTGAGTTAATAGCAGATACTGCTTCCCCAGTTGATTTTATAACTGTATCTCCTATTGAATACCCGATGTCTGCTGTTGTATTTTCTATCACATACATAGCCATTTTTGCGGCAACACCTAAGTTACTATTTTTAGAAATAATGACTGCTGTGGTCGGCAATGTAGCAGTCCATCCGCTGTCATAAAGTCCATTCAAAGCATAATTTACAACGCTTGTCACATTGGTTGCATTGGTTACCGCTTCACCGATAGGAACACGCCATACTTGTGGAGCCGTTGCGCCATTACCTAGATAACCCATCATATTACCGATGTTAAACGTCAAGAGGTTATTTGTAATTGCTGGAGTTCCACCAAATTGTTCTAGGTGAGCAACTGTATTGGCTCCTAAAGTTACTGCACCACCTGCGGCAATATCAGCGAAAAGGTAGTTTGTTGTATTCGCAGTTAATCCCGTGATTGAAGTATCGGATGAAATAGTGCCTACACGGTCAGCACTGATAGCACCACCTGCCGCATGAATAACGATAGGTGTAGTAGTTGCGGCGATGTTTACTGCAAGACCTGTACCGATTGAGATGAAGTTAGAAAAACCGCTTGTGCCTACGGATGACGATTGAACTGTTTGGCGCACGCCTGAAATATTACCACTTCCGACCACAGAATAAAGGGTATCGAAATACGTTTTTAGTGTTGCCTTTAAGTTAAGCCATGAAAGCTTTTTAAGAACATTTGAAGCGGCACTATCAACGATCGGGAATAAATCTGCATCAACTGGTGTTGTTTTAGCGGTTGCGGCGTTTGTATTAAATGCCACATCGGTTGCGTTCTTCATATTTGCAAGAAGCACAACGTCATCACCATCATCTAAAACGCTCTGTGTAGTTCTATCGACGATTAGCTGTGCAAGAGCTACCGACATAAACGACGTTTGGCGTAGAACTTTATTCACGAAAGCAGATCGAGCGATTCCCGCCTGATTTCCTAAAGTCCTTTGAGTGTCAGCCGCATACTCAACTTGTGTTAATACATTCGCCCCTGTATCGTCAGCGAATAGTAAAATATCATTTGCCATTTATTCTCCTTATTAAATTTCAATAGCGAATTGACCGCTATCCCAACCAGCGATTGCCGTGTTGCTTACATCCCACCCGAACAATGCGCCCGACTCTAGCGTAATGGCGAAATAATTAATCCCGACCCCGACGGGCTTAAGTGCTAAATATCCTTGAGTTAGTAAAGCTTGATCCACCGCTCCGAGTTTTGTTCCAGAGACTCCAACGGTCATTGTCATATCTTGATTATCTTGGATAATAATAGCTGAATCCTGAAAAATATCAACCCAGATAGTGTATGCGCTTTCAATCGTTCCGTCCCATTGGTTAGAGGCGATTTTTGCTTTAATGAATTTGCGGTAACTATCATCTGGCAAAGAAGTTAATCCAGTGGTAGGGTCGAACTCTCCTTGCCATGTTCCGCTATCCCATCCGACTAATGCCGTACCATCCCATTCAAAATAAACGCCAGTAAGCGGTATGGATACGTTACGATTAGCCCCTACCCATTCACCGATTACGTCAAGAGCTGAACCAATTGCAGTATCAACATCATAAAGTGAGGGAATATTTAAAAGGATGTTTTCGATTTCGACATACGGCTCAACATCAGATGAGGTCATCGCGACAAATTTAGGCTTGTCGTTATGCTGTGATGTTATTAAAGCTGTGTAGTCGGTTGTTGTCATACTACGATTACCGTTATGTCAGTAGTCAAAGAAATTGCCACTTCATTAAATGCAAGGACGATATTTGAAGTTCCAAAAGCACCCGCATTTTTAGCGATTCTTAAAAGAGAAATATCAAACGTTAATCCTGCGGCTGTTCCCGATAAGTTAGCAGGAACGTAAAGTTTTGTTAAATAAACATCATCACCAATGCCAAGCGTTGCAATATAATCGACCAATGCTTGTTTAATTGAGTCAGAATATGCCGTTAAATACCCAGATAAAGCCGAGATTGTCACCTCAACTTTAATGGTGACATTTGTAGGGCGGTAAAAATTAATTGTATTCGGTACACCATAACGGTCATAAGTCGTAGCGGATGTAGTGCCGTATGTTCTAGTGCCGGGAGTTTTTCTTAGTGCGATAGAATCCGCGATTGCTTGAGTCGTGCCACCTTCTACCACTGCCGAAATACTGTGAGCTGGTATTCCATCTGCATCAGTGACATTACTATCATTCTCATACACTTTTGATCGTGTTACGCCTGTTGTGTTTGCAATTCCGCCCTTGATTCCTTCAAGAACTGAGAGGGAAGGCATAGCCGTTGATACTCTTTGACGTGTGCGAAGTTCCGCATCGGTTTCCATGTTGCGCCCTGCGGTTGCCGCCGATACATTATTGACAGTTTGCCATCCGAGGGTAGGTGTTGCTATCTTTGCGATGGTTGCTGATGAGGCTGTAATAGCCCCTGCGGTTTCTGATGTTGCCGTGACTACAATCGAACCACCTAAAGGGATTGTGACCGTTGCGGGTAGATTCCATTTAGCCCCATTGGTATCTTCTGCTTTACCGTTTGTTATGACCGTTCCCGCTGTTCCAACGATTGTTAAATCTACTGTGCTATTTGTTGCGGTTAATCGTCTAATTCCGTTTGTCTTTACAGTAGAAGATAGCCATAAACCCTGCGCGAAGGTAGGGGAAAATTGAGTAAATGCCGCCGATACAATCTGGCACACATCATAAATAGAAGTTGCACGAATGGCTAGATTTTGCCCGTCTTGACTATCAGGGTCAATATAAGCGTCAATCCCATAGATAGATTGAAAATCAGAAGTAATACGAGCGAGTAGCGTTGGATAATCAGCATAATGAAAGCCTGTGCTATCAAAATAAATCAAGTCATTAAACGCCATTATAAAACCTCATTAATTACGGCTGTACCGTATGCTGTGGATATTGTAACGGATACGCTGAACTTTCTCAAATCGGGATTAAATGATGATGAGTAGGACGTTATCTCTGTGACTCCCTCAGTATTTACAATGCGGTCTTTGATAATTGAGTCCACATCGTCAATGGTGTATTTGCCCATAACCCCACCGAGATAAGGGGTGCCTTCGGTAATATCCAAGAACCAATCATTCTCCCAAAGCTTTAAACGAGTGATTACGGACTGCGATACTCCGAGTGGGTCGTTACGATAAAAGCTATTTCCATTGCCCCCGAAAGTATAATCCCCGTCCGTGTCTAATTTCCTATAAATCATACTGGAGCTCCTGTATTTTGTTGAGTATCCCCACTACTATCCACGCCTTGCGCGTGAGTATGATTTTTCAATGATTTACCGCCACCAATAACGTCGGTTGTCGCTGTCAAAGTTCCCGCTACATTAACATCACCCGTGAAGGTTGCCAAAGGCGTTGTGAGCGTCATCGAGGTAGGGGCGGTGATGTTTACCTTACCCATCTTATCAACTTCGATGAGCGTGCTGTGATCGTCGCTTCTTATTTGTAAGTTTGCCGTATCCCATGAGGTTACGGTTCGAGATTGTGAACGTGTGCCAATAATCGCAAAGCCATCGCTAAGGTCGTGCATACGAAACTCCATTGCCTCTTGAATGCCGCCAGACTGCCACCAGCCGTCAATACATCGTGACGCGAATACTACTAAGCACTCATCGCCAATAGCAACGGGGAACGTAATCGAATACCCCCCAGCGGTTGGGAACACCATAGGAACATCAACAAGCAATGGGAGATTAACCGATTGAGTCGAGCCATCTGGATTTGTCGTAGTCCCTTTTATGGCGGGCTGTGCCGATATGGTGTTCGCGCTAAAACTAACCGCCGATACGATACAAGGTAAAGCCGTCCATAGATTAGCAAGTTGAGAATCAAACGCCATCAAAAGCGTTTCTTGTGGGTCAGCAATTCGTTCTCTATTATCCACTTTTTACCTCTTCCCCCGTAGGTGCTGATTCGTCAATGTCTATCGCAATAATATCACAATAATAGTCAGTGCCGCGAGTATCCCCTGTATATTCAATTTTGATAACTTTGTATGCCCCATCGTCTGCGATTGTTGCTGGTTTATCGGCAGGTTTCTTTTTTTCGCCTGATTTTGTAGTTTTATTTTCGGATATTGTCGCCAACTCAATGTCTTTATTATTGACGATTATTCTACCCCCGATTTTAATCATAGGGTTAAGAAGTGCGCGAACTTTTATACCGTCGTTTGTCTGTTCAGGTGTTCCGATTAATCCGCTTTTTGAATTTAACAATATTGCTTGTGTAGGCAATAGCCCTTTAACTGGGATAACTTGTAATTTTCCATCTTGAATAGACCAATCAGAATCAGAGCTTTGAGCTGATTGTCTTAGGTAGTCGCGAGAGTTGCCATACATCACTTTACCTCGTGCGAGTTTCTGTCCTCCAACTTCTCCAACGTGTCCGACGGTTGTGCCATGTTCTGCCATAGGTGCGGCGGCGGCGTTGATATGGTCAGTCGGTGAAGAACCCGCCGCTAAGGTCGTATTTACTACCGCGAAGTTATAAGACGCGTCCCCGTCTGAGGCAAAGATGTGTAAATAGGTGTCGGTCCCATTATCGCGCCCAGTCTTAATCTGCTTTGTAGTCCCGTCGAATATCACGGCGAAGTTATCTTTATATCCTGCTTGCAAAATTACCCGAGTAAATTCTCTTTGAATCTGTGCCGATGTTTCGGACGATAAATTATAAACTTTTATTTCCGCTTCGTTAGGGGTTTGGACTGACGTTTTTTTAATAGTGAATGTGATGCGGAGATTCGACACATCAACCCCGTTACCATTACCGCCTAAAACAAGGGTGCATTTTCTAAGCCATTGCTCCATCTTATGCCGTCACGTAATAGAGATTTGAATCTAATCCAAGATTATCAAGGGTAGGGATAGCCATCGGGTCGCCATCAGTATAGACTACCAATGCCCCGATAAATCCAAGCTCAGGGAACGGCTCTAATAGGTCGCACCCCGTAACAAGTGGAAGCCCTGCGATAATGGATACGTTTGTGGCGGTATTTTTTAAGTCAATAACCCACCCGCTCCACTCATTCCATCTTTGAAATATAGTTATCTCTATGCCGTCTAAAGAGATTGAGAACTCTTGCGGAATACTTGTTAATGGTATTAAGAACTCAGCCAAGCAAACTCCTTAGTGCAGATTTCTTTTTTTCTTCTTGAACGGGTTGAGCTTGTTTGCTTCCAGCTTTTTCAGTTGCCCCTGTTTTCCCTGCGTTTTTTTGTTTTGATCGTGCGGGTACATTCGTAACTGTGACCGAAACAATAATTACTTCGGTAAGCTCCGCTTCGACTTTTAGAATAGAGTTTGTATCTTTATTCGTAGTGACCGATAACGATTTAATCATCATATTTTTATAAGAACGTTTGCCAGTTACCACGTCCATAGGCTCATTTTTATTCTGTAAATCTAAAAGCTTTTTATATGTTATGTTTATATCATCTTTTCCGAACATAACCGACATTTTTAGAGTCATCGGCTTCTTATAAGCATGATCGCTTATCGCCGCGCCTTGTTGCACTGGGTGTTGTGTAATCTCTATTTCGTCCGTGTGCGTTTCTTCAACTACTACGTCAGGAATAATGCCACCGATTGAGCGTATAATTGCCATTAACGTGCCGCTCCTCTTACATTTCGTGTCATTGAGGCATTAACGTCTTTTTGTTTAGCCGCTACCGCTTGTGCTGTGGCTTGTGGGTTCGCCCCGCCTGATACGTTAATGGTTGTGGCTTGATTCATATTTGACCCTCCAGCCATTGCCGCTCGTGCTTGTGGTGCGGGTGCGGATGGTGAGCCTCCAAAGATAGAGTTTATAACTCCACCTATTTTCATTGTCGCATCTGATAGCCCAGTGACCATATTCCATAGCTCTTTAAATGTATCGATAAGCCCTTGCCCAAATTCAGCGAACTGAGTAAAGAACCCCGCAAAGTCACCGCTAAATAATTTAACGAAAGCCCCAATCAAATCGCCTATCGCTCCCGCTAATGTTACGACCGCATCTATGAAAGAATTGATAGCACCTAGTCCCGCCTCAATGCCCGGAGCCCACTTACTCCAATCGATTAACGAATCTCCGCCCTCTTTCCATGTCATAAAGTCGTCATAAAGCGCGAGAATAGCCACAGATAAACCGAGGATAGCCCCCAAAGGAGTGAGCAAGAAGCCAAGATTAAATGCTTTCCATGCCGCCAATGCGATAGCAAGATAACCAATCCAACCGTTTGAGGCTTCATTCATTGATATAAATGCACCGACGACACGACCAATAAGATTGCCAATTACCCCAATTGTACGAGCTACAAAAGTCACAAAGGACTCACCGACACGAAGTATGATATTTAATATAGGTGAGATTGCCTCAACTATCTTCTTGCCGTTCTCTTGTAGCGTATGGCGTAATGACTCGAATGTTTTACCCATACGGTCAAGCCCTGCGCGAACCTTTGGCATAAGCTTAACTGCGAGTGATTCCCATAGTGTAGTAAACCAGTGCCATAATAAACGTGCTTCGGTTTTCATACTTATCATTGAGGCTTGAAACGCTTTTGATTCTTGGACGGCTTGATCGAAATCTAACCCTACCGATTTATCAGTGGTCGCCATTTCTTCGGTAATCTTTTGTATGTTTCCAAGTTCCCCATTAAACATACGGAGTAGCTGAGGGTCTAAGCCTAATTTCTCCATAATAGCCATTGCTTGACCACGATCCATTGTTGCTAACTTGGACTGTAAATCTCCCATCACTTCCGTAATGGGTCGTACTTTTCCTGCCGCGTCTTTAGCTTGGATGCCTAATTTTTCGAG